ACGTCATGCGTGGCATATACCAGATGCAGGATTTGGATTTTAACCTGAGTCAATTTGGCCTGTTTTTACAGAATGATACTGTGCTCTTGCACTTCCATCTGAGGAATACGGTGGACACGTTGCTGCGCAAGATCATGCCGGGGGATGTGGTGGAAATGCCGCACTTGAAGGATGAGTATGCCCTGGATGACCACCTGGTGGCACTCAAGAGATTTTATGTGGTACAAGATGTCACACGACCAGCCAATGGATTCAGCCAGACCTGGTACCCACACTTGTTGCGAGCCAAGTGTGTACCCTTGGTGGACAGCCAAGAATTCAAAGAAATCCTGGACGGTGATGCCGGCGATGGTACTCCACTACGTGATTTACTCAGCACCTACCAGAAGAGTATTGAAGTCAACGATCAAATTATTGCACAAGCCGAGGCAGATGCCCCCAAGAGCGGCTACAACACCAAGAGTTATTTTGTCATCCCCACTAGAGATTCAGGGTTGGTGGACCTTGCAGATGCATCTACCACTGAGGAAGATGCCAGTATAGACCAAGCCATATATGATGCCAGCATAGTCCTGCGAAGTCCCAAGAAAGACTTATATGTTGGCTACATGACCGGCGATGGGGCACCACCCAATGGTGCCCCGTATGGTTTTGGACTCACATTCCCTGATGGGCCCGTGCGCGGCGCGTTCTATCTCAGAACAGATTACATGCCCAACAGATTGTTTAGATACGATGGTAGTCATTGGATCAAGTTTGAAGACAACGTTCGTATGACCCTGAATAACTTTGGTGCAGACGATGTCACCAGAGGTGCTAACATGGGCAAAGACGTCAGAGAGACACAAAAGTTTGGTTTTATTAACAACACCAATACCAGCACCATTGCAGGTGAAGTGGTGCCAGAACGTCAAGCACTCAGCAAGGCATTGAAACCCAAGGCGGACAATTAAAATGAGTGAATTTTTTTATGACGGGCAAATAAAACGAGTCCTGACTCAATTCATGAGAATAATGAGCAGCTTTTCCTACAAAGATGCCAAGGGACAACTGGTTCGCATTCCAGTACGCTATGGTGACATGAACCGGCAGGTGGCCAGCATCATGAAAAAGAACAGTGAAAACACCATTCCCAGTGCGCCGTTCATTGCATGCTACATCAAAGATCTAAAATTTGATCGCCCACGTCTGCAGGATCCCACCTTCGTCAGCAAGGTCAACATCAGGGAGCGAGCATTTGACGCTGCCGGAAATGAATATATGAATACTCAGGGTGCAAATTATACAGTGGAACGCATCATGCCCACACCGTATACTATCACTTTTGCAGCAGACATCTGGACCACCAATACCGATCAAAAGTTACAGATATTTGAACAACTGGCTGTGTTGTTTACACCCAGTCTGGAGCTACAGACCACTGACAATTACATCGACTGGACCAGCCTGAGTGTGCTGGAAATGAGTGACCAGGGATCGTTTAGCAGCCGACAGATTCCACAAGGAACAGAACAGGATATAGACATCATGAACATGATTTTTACATCCCCCATCTGGATTACCCCGCCGGCCAAGGTAAAAAAACTGGGCATCATCACCAAGATCATTTCCAATATATTTGTGGTGCCCACTGGCACAGTGGCATCTTTAGAGGATGTTTACGGCGATGCAATATTTGGTGAGCCAGATGCCACAGTGGTCATAACACCTGGCAACTTTGATCTCTTGGTACTAGACAATACCGCCAAGTTGGTAGGCCCAGAAGTGCATGACGGCATCATCAACATTGGTGATGTGGAAAATAACATATCATGGTTACGAGTCCTGGACTTATATCCTGGCCAGTTCAGGGCAGGACTTAGTCAGTTGCGGTTGGCCAAGGACGATGGTTCGGAGATCGTGGCTTACATCAGCCTGGATCCCACAGATGAGTCCCGAATGATGTTAAATTTTGATAACGACACCAGGCCCAGCGATACAGTCATTGCTGGGCGTAGCACCATTGATGCCATCATTAACCCAGAAACATTTAACCCCAGTACCACTGTAGCGGGCACACGGTACCTGATACTGGAAAACATAAACGAGTTTCATGACCAGCCTGGGTACAGTGGACCTGTTGCCTGGAAAAATGACGACACCAGCGACTTTGTCGCCCATGCCAATGATATCATAGAGTGGGATGGTACTGCTTGGAGTGTGGTATTCAATTCTGCACTGATCACGGACATCACTTACATAACTAATTCATATACAAACGTGCAATATAAGTGGGACCAGGGATCATGGTCCAAGAGTTTTGAGGGTATCTACGATAAACGACTTTGGCGACTAATACTTTGAATACTATTGTTTGCAGCGGCGGTTTGTTTTTAGCCAAGGATACGCATAGGTTTTTATTCTTGTTAAGAACACAGGGCAAGACCGCCGGCACTTGGGGTCTGGTGGGTGGCAAAAAAGAGCCCATGGATACCACTGCGTATGACATACTCACCAGAGAGATCACAGAGGAGGTGGGACGAACACCCACCATTAAGAAAGTAATTCCCTTGGAATTATTCGTCAGCAACGATCAACAATTTCAGTATAATACGTATGTGCTGATTGTGGAAAAGGAATTCATCCCCACCTTGAATGAGGAGCATGCTGGATATGCCTGGTGTGATTTCTCACATTGGCCCAAGCCGTTACACCAAGGCGTAAAAACCAGCTTGAGCAGTAAATCCAATCATGTTAAATTGGAAATACTACTCGAACTGGTTTGACACGATGGAAGATTAAGCCGAAAGAAGTGCTTTAATACGATCGTTTAAGGTTGCATCAGTCCAAGTTCCACGAACTGCCAGGTACTCAGCACCTTCCCAAGCTGTCATTCTGCGCTCGATGTAGGGTGAATCGCTCAATACCACCACAGCCTGAACGCTGTTGGGGCGGCCAGGGGCGCGGCGGCCGGGACCGTCAGGATTATCTTCTTCCCAACCGTAGTTTTCTTCCACGTAAGTCACTCTGAAACTGCTGGTGATCAACGCTTCACTGGCGGCGGCCAATACATATGGGGTGTCAAGTGTAGTATGTGTCATGTTTAATTCTCCTTAAGGGGTTACAATGATCTTGTATTTATTTATTGTGGATTAAATGCTCATTAAATTCGTTATTTTTTTGGATTATTTTTAATATAACTTCCAATAACATCGGCCCAATGCTTGGCATCTGGTTCTTTGACACGAAAGTCGTATTTTGTTGGCGGTACAAAAGCTCTATTTGTATCCTCAAATCTGCCTTCTTTGATGGTGTCCATCCAGATGGTCCAGTGTGCAGCAAAGTTTACTCTCATCTCAATCAAGGGCGCTACGAAATCGCAAATTACAAAATTTGTTTTCGAATCATCAGATAATTCACGCATGCGTCGGCTCTGGCGTATACGTCCTTCGTGACTAAAATCCCAGTCGTCGTATTGTTCACGAACAGCATCGGCGTTTAACCACAACACATTGGGGGAAAATCCTGCTGCCAACTCGGCGGCCAGTGTTGTTTTTCCAGACCCAGGTAATCCCATTATTAATATTCGTGTGGGCATGCTAACATCGATTCAATTATATAATTCTGTGACCATGTCTTGTATGGAATACGTGGGTCGATACCCCAACTTCTGTAACTTGGTGGTGTCCATGTACATGCTGGCCACCTGAATAGTTTTATGAAATTCAGGTTGTTCTATCCTATGTATCTGAGATTGTGACCCCAATGATGTCACGTGTTCGATTATGTCTAAAAATCTGTTGGGCTGCCCGTTGCCTATATTATACACCGTGTTTATATCACCGGTTGATAAAACCAAATTCACTGCATTGCATAGATCAGTGACGTGCATGTAGTCCCTGATAAATTCGCCATTATTATACAACTCAACAGGTCGATGATGTTTCATCTCATTGATCATATAGGTAATGGCATTTTTTTTCTTGCTCACCTTGCAATCACCAGGACCTAACACATTTGCAAACCGCAGAATTCTATAATTCAGGGCATGGGTTTCACAATAGGATATGAGCAGTTGTTCTGCGGCACGTTTGGTGATGGAGTAAAACCCCTTGGGATCACAGTGACTGTCTTCCCTGGCTGGCAAATCAGTATCACCATATACAAACCAAGAACTGGCAAAATTAAAGACACCACCTGAATGGTGTTGCCTCCAATTTTCTAATACTTTGATCAGTGTGGTCAAGTTGGTATCAATGTCAATGTAGGGATTTGTTTTGACATTGTAGTTGTCCACAGTGCTGATTAGGTAAAGTATGTCCTGACATTTGGGCACCAGGTCATGTTTATCATTGATCAGACAGGGAAATAGGTTGGCATAATGCCCACCAATAAATCCATGTCCAAACAAATTTACCATTTTTTAATCACATCCTCGATATACTCCAGAACTGGTTCTGTAAAATGCGGTGCACACCCTAAAAAGAACACATGGCTCAATGCCATATTAGAATTGGGATATTTTCGATAATCATCTAAATGCTTGTATGCACTGTGCAACAGAATATTTCCCGCAAAGTAACTTCTAGTCTGAATTTTGTTTGACTCAAAATAATCCACCAGCAGTTCCTTTTCGCCCTGACTGGAGCATATGATGGGAATACTGAACCATGAAGGATCTGCATTGGGCAAAACCTGGGCTGATTTAATCGTGGGTATGTGCGCGAGTAACGCTGCCTCAATCCGTTGTTTATGATACTTACGTTTACTATCAATTTCATCCAACTTGGTCATTTGCACAGATCCAATGGCACCTTGCATGTCCAAGGGTTTAAGGTTGTACCCTATGTTGGTAAAAACATATTTGTGATCCACGATGCCATCATAGTCTGACAACCAATAGGAAAATCGATTGCCACATGTTCCACAAGCCAGCAAGTTAGCAACACCACTACAACGACAATCTCGACCCCACCAAGACACACTACGAGCGAGATTTATAAAGTCTCCATCATTACTAGACACCATGCCGCCCTCGCCCGTGCTAATATGATGTGCCGGGAAGAAACTGCATGTCCAGGTGAAATAATAGTCAGTCAGATGCCGTCCATTGTATCGAGTGCACAAACTATCACAACTATCACCAATTAAAACCAGGTTGCGACGTTCGCATATCTCTTTTAGACGATCCATGTCTGGTGGATTTCCCAGCACTGGGCTTACTATGATACCACGAGTACGTTCAGTGATGGCTGCCTCAATTAAATTGACATCAAAATTTAGTGTGTCAAATTCAATGTCAATAAACACTGGTTTCAAATTATTCTGAACAATGGGGCTAATAGTGGTGGGAAATCCCACCGGACTTACGATTAATTCATCATCATCCTGCCAGTTGAAATGTTTCTTCAAGGCTGTGATCATGACCAGGTTGGCGCTGCTGCCGCTGTTGACCATGTGGCTGTGCTTGACAGTGAAAGCCTGGGCAAATTCCAGTTGAAATTTTTCAACATATTCACCACTGGTCAACCATTTGCCAGTCAAGAATGCACTTAGACCTGCTTGAATTTCTCTAGAGTCCCAGTATGGTCCAGAATAAAGAACAGTGTCAACACCGGGCTTAAAGTTAGTATAATCTTTAATATAGGCCGGGTTGGCTAGTTCTGCGGATTGTTTGATAAGATTTGTTAGCATATGGATTTATAATAGCAGGTGTATAATTATGTGTCAACTCTTTTGTTTGGTTAATATAACTCGAATGGCCTTGGCGAAAGAATAGGTATTGATCAATTCCTGTATCTGATATTTTTCAATAACTGGGGCACCCACACCACCCACCAAACATAAGTTTGCCAAATCGTCACCCCATTTTTCTGCAAATAAGTTAAAATATTTTTGATTTCGCTCGTCAATTTCCTGCTGTTTTTCAGGGCCTGCCCAGGTGCTCTTGCCAGCAAAGTGCAGTAGATAACTGTGACTGTAATACTTTACAGGGAAGTTGTGTGCAATGGCACGAATACGGTAATCCACATCCTCTCCACCACCCACACCAAACTGCTCATCAAATAATCCAACTTTATTGTATACAATCGCAGGCAATACAAACACATAAAACCCCATCAACAGACGTTCAAAAAATCCCGAACGCAGGCTGTTTTTATGAACCCGTGAAATATTGCATAAATCAGAATACTGGTTGCCGTATTCTTCCAGGGTCATGGTCTGTTGTAATGTCAGTGCATCGCTTGAATATAGGTGTGTTTGATTGCAACTGGGTAATATGATTGCATCGTCATGTTTGGTCAACTCATCAGACCACCCCGGTGTGAATACCACATCATTATTAAGGATGACCAGTGTTCTGCCATTGGCCAGTTTGATCATGTCGTTGACATTTCTTGCAAAACTTTTAGGCGCCGGGTTTGATATAACGGTGGCCTGTGTGACGTATGCGCCTTCGTTGTCATTGTCAATTAGATAGACTGAATCATTTGACTGCAATCGGGTGCTACTAAAAAAAGTATCCAGGGCGAGGCTTGTATAAAAATTAGAACTCCGGGTGGAGATCATGGCATAAACAATACCGGTCATGAGTTATTCCAAAAATCTAATTTTAGTGACCGATAATATTCGGTCAATTCTGTTCCAATAACTTCTTCAGGGGGCGGGCTGGCTCGTTTTAATTCCGGCCTAATGTCATGCAATCCCGTTAAACCGTACGCCCGATCGTTTTCTGGTTTGGGTGTCAATTGCTGGTAATTTAAATTTGTAGAGGTGCTTAATTGTAAAAATTCAAATATCCTGGGCATGGTGTCGTTGGGATTTTCCACAATATCGCGATAGTCCAAAAACAACATGCTGTGTGGCGCATATTCCCAACCCAGTCTTAGACTGGTCCAAGGAACATTGATATACTTTTCCCACAATAGCCTGCATCTATTTTGATTGTTCACCGGCTTGTTTGCATCCATCAACTCTTGATCAACGTAGGTGATCACGTGTTTGTTTCGTTCTATTAACAGGATAAAACTGCTGAGAATTTCCGGAATATCTCTAACTGTGCAAATGATCTTGGGCGGATGCCCACGCAAGTCTGTTAAAAATTTTATGTGCCGTGGCCACTCCCTGTGTTTATCTATGATGACATTCTGATCCACATGTTGGTAACTGGATTCGAACACTCCATTAATAATGTTATTCAATTGTCTGGCATCTTGGTCCACCAGATGGCCGGTGATGTTGGGCCACTTGGACTTGATGATGTTGATAAGATCCAACATTGGACTGGTGGTGGTGGTATAAACATCGTCATGCTGGCTCAACAGACTGGACAACACAGTACTGCCGCTTCTGGGTAAACCTGATATCATGAATACCTGTTTATTCATACGCCCGGATGGTGTTAAAAAACTGTTGCCATTCTAGTTTACGATGTTCCCAGGACCAATAGTGGTTGTAATGCGTGGACTGGCGATGTATGTGGTACTGTGTGCTGACCTTCCAATACTTGTCCATGGCAGAGTCTAATTCTCGGGCAAATCTTGATGCCAACACCTGCCGGTCTGCACCCAAAGGAATCATGGACGCCCAATCACTACAAGTTTCAGGCAATGCTCCGTGACTGGTCATCACCTGCAGACACCCTGCTGCTGCGGCTTCTATGGCGGCCAAGCAACTGGTCTCTTCAAAAATACTGGGATAGGCAAATATATGTGCCCGTTGTAATGCTGATCTAACCACCTCATTGGGTTGGTATTCGTGAAAATTTACACCCGGTGTCGTTCTTGTTCGTTCAAATAATTCGTCAAACCTGCCTTGGGTTATTTTTACAAAATGATCTCCATATATTTTGGCACTGCTATACACATCAAGTTCAACATCTGTTCGGCCCAGCAACTCAAATGAATCTAATAATATGTCCAGGCCACGCCAGGGAGTGCTGGTGTAAATCAATCGAATCTTACCTTCCTCCCGGGGTATATACTGGAGAGGCTCTATGGCATTTTTTATGACTATGCTTTTGTATGCCGGCACATTGAACACATGACGGAATCTGTTGTATTGCCAATGGCTGACAAATACAAAATAGTCCACTCGTTCAACAAATGCAGGGTCTGCCATGAGTGCAGCCTGTTCTTCGTTGCTATTAAGGTGCTGCCACACCACATTGATCTTGTTGGGATCAATTTTGGCATGATCACAAGAGCTCATGATGAGGTTCACCCGGTTCTGCCAGTCTGTGCCCACATGCTTGAGCATGTTGAGATACAGTATCTCACTCCCGCCCCTGGGGTTCATAGACTCTCCGCAAATTTCATCAAGGTGTTATATATCTTGACCTTGGGCTTTAACATGCGATAAATGGGATTTTCCAGTCGCTCTCGAGTTTTTTGACCTTTGCCAGTCAATACCAGCACAGGTGTGGCACCTGCTCGTTCAGCCATGGTGAGATCTTCAATGGTGTCACCAACATACACGCCGCCAGATATTTTAACACCAGGGCTGTTATTTTCCGCATGTTTGAATAGTCCCAGATTGGGTTTGGCATAGATGTCATCCTTGCGGGAACTGGTGTTATACCAAATGCCATCTATGCTGGTACACCCCGCCTGCCCCAACAAGTTCAACATGTGTCTGTTACAATCTTCCACTTGCTCCACAGTGACCTTTCGATGACTCACGCTGGGCTGATCATATAAGAATACCACTCGGTGACCCTTGCTGCGTATGATGGCAACTGCACGAAATGCGTCTGCTATGGGGATAAATTTGTCAGGACCAGTTATTGCATCATGACATTCGCACACGACACCGTCTCGGTCCAAGGCAATGGTAAATTTATCAAATGTGGCTGGCATGACCAGGGTGGTGTTTGTAGAGACCCCGGAGTTTGTACCAACCGCGGCGTTTGATAATATATTTTTATCAACACTGAATCTGCCCATGGATCACTCGTATAATGATTTGATATCTTGCGGAACGGTTGTGCTCTGCCGTATGCCTGCCAACCAGCCGGGAAAGTCAGCAGTGAACAAGTTAATGGTATTTTGTGAGCAAGTGGTGGTGGGTATGGCCCACATGTCTATGCCCAGATCTTTAAGTTTGTTGCACAGCACCTGGCTTTCATTAAAGAACCTGCCGTATTGTGTTTGATGTTCAAATACCACTTTGACATCGTTGTTGTTTTCATCTGTGATGGAGATGTTGCTGTTCATCAAGGCCTGTATCACCGTCCGGTCCAGTTTCATGCAGGCTGAGCTGGCATAGGTGACCTTGAGTAACCCCTGCTTGTCAAATTGTGGATTGGATTTATCAAAATCAATGTCGTAGATGACACTGTTGGGCTTTTTACTGATTACTGGTAATACCGCCACAGGCGCGGTGGATGTCATCAGGCGCACCATCTCGTTTGCATCCCAGGCCAGATCGTGATCAACAAAAACAATGTTGTCCACATCTTGTTCAAATGCAATCTTGAGCAGATCATTTTTGGCCATGGGAATAGATCGGTCGTTGCCAATGAATACTGGCATGACAATAACGCCGGCATTCATTGCAGCCTTGATGGTGTCTGACAGACTGTGTACATAAAACACATCCAGTTTACTCTCCCGGGCTACGGTGGCCAGGATTACTAGTTTAGAGCGTGGTGCTGTATTGGGTTGTATCATCATATGCCTTTATTATTGATATATCTGTTGAGATAGTTGTTGCCATAACTGGTGCGAGCAGGGACGGCTACTTGCGGTGGTGCGGCAGGGTTAGTGGGCCTGGTCTTGGCCAGCCAAGCATCAAAATCGCCGGTATATTTTTTAAATCCAATATGATTGCAAGTGATGCTGGTGTCCAGCCAGGTCTTAAATCCCAGTGTTTTTAATTTCCTGCACAGATGTATGTCTTCGCTGATCAAGCCACCGTTTTCCACCACAACTTCAAACACCCAGCGGCGATCTTTTTGTTGATCCAATTCCACATACACTGGACTGGCATCCCAGATTGCATCCACTGCACGACGACTGAATCTAAGAAATCCAGTGCCCAGCCCATCAACTTCCAGCAAGTTAGTGACTGGGTCTTTGGCGGCGTATGGATCATCCATCTTGGCCACGTATAGTTCAGCCTCGCCCTTCTTGGGATAAGTGCCACCCACGATGTCCACAGGGTAATTTAACAGCCGGTAGAACCACTCGGGTTGCCACTCAATGTCGTTGTCAATGAATATGATGTCGTCGCAATCCAGTTCCCGGACCAGGGCAATGGTGTCGTTTCTGGCTCGTTGCACCAGCGCATCATAACTGACCCAGATGGGGATGATTTCCACATTCATCTCTTCAGCCAACTTGACAGTGTTCACCAGACTGTTCACGTACCAGACATCAATACTGCCATCGTAGCAGGGTGTTCCCACCATGACTCTTCTTTTCTTTTTCATTTCCATCACGCTATCCATAACATTTGTCGTTTGATATGGTCAAAATCATATTTCCAAAAACTGCTGGATACATATGTTTGCCA